GACGCGCTCGCGCCGCTGGGCCCGGCAAACCAGGATTTCGGCTGGCTGACAGGGGATGGCGACGGCGACTCGACCACGCGCAGCCAGCGCGCGATGCTGAAGCTCCGCAACCTGCAGAAGTCGTTCGCCATCATCGGCGTCCAGACCGGGCTGCTGTTCTACCCGCGGTTGATGGTCAGGACGATCACGACGGAGCAGGACAAGGACAGCGCCAGCGCGCTGTTCGCGCGCGTGACGTTCAGCGAGCCGCTATTCACCACGACCGAGACCGCGGCGTTTCCACCTCGCAAGGCCGGTAAGACGAAGCGCCAGGGCGCGAAGAAGGCCGACAAGGGCGAGCAGAAATCGAAGGACGCCACCGCCACCCAGGCAGAGTCAGCGGCGTTCGCGGGATTCGGCGACAAGGTCAAGGGCGTGATGGACGACGTCCTCGGCGCCGTCGGCCTAGGGGGGCCGTGATGTCGACCCAGTTCATGCGCGTCTACGACCTGGTGATCGGCGCCGCCGGCACCGGCGTTCGGATCTTCCAGACGGTCGAGCACCCGGGGCTGCGCGTCCAGTTCGAGATCATCAAGACGTTGCGCAGCTCGCTCAACACCGCCGTCATCAAGGTCTACAACCTGGCGCCCGACAACGAGCGCAAGATCAAGGGCGAATTCGACGAGGTCCTGCTCAGCGTCGGCTACGAGGGCGCCGCGCTGCTGGTATTCCGCGGTCAGATCCGCTGGGCGACCACCTACAGCGAGGGGACGGACCGCATCACCGAAATCCACGCCGCCGACGGCGAGCGCGACGCCCGCAAGTCGATCGTGAACTTCACCCTGGCGGCCGGCACCACGGACGGGCAACTACTCGACAAGCTGCTCGGCTCGTTCGAGTCGACGACCAAGGGACAGATCGTCATCAAGGACAAGAAGCGCCTGCGCGGGCGCGTGGTGTCTGGGTTGGCCTACCCGCAGGCGGTGCGTATCGGCCAGGAGAACGGAGCCAACGCCTCGATCCAGGACGGGCGTCTCGACATCATCCCGGCCGACTCCACGCTGCCGACCCAGGCGATCGTGATCCGCGCCGACACCGGCATGAAGGCGGCGCCGGAGGTCGACGACAACGGCGTCAAGGTGCGGTGCCAGCTCAACCCGCGCATCCGCTGCAACGGGATCATCCAGGTCGACAACCACGACCTGAAGCTGAAGGTGTTCAAGGAGCGCGAGCGCAAGCCGGGCGCGCAGCCTGCGGCCAGGGCGGGCGGCACCACGTCGAAGTCGCCGAAGTCGAAGAACCTGGCGCGTCTTGACCCTGATGGCCGGTACAAATGCTACAAGGTCGTCCACAAGGGCGACACCCGCGGCAGCACATGGGAGTCGACCGTGTTCGCCGTCGGCCTCGACAAGAGCGTCCCCGCAGCAACGGCGGTGGCCTGATGGACCAGGCATCCGCGGCGGCGCTCGAGCGCGAGCAGGAACTGGCGACCGATACCGAGGACGCATCGGCGGCGGCGGCGCGCGCCGAGCGACTGGAGACCCACACGGCTCTGCCGGGCATCGTGCAGGAGTTCTTCCCCGCGACACAGACCGTACGGGTGAAGCCCGCGATCCGACGGCTCTGGATCGACGACGGTTGGAAAGACCTCCCCGAGTGCGTGGACGTGCCGGTGCAGTTCCCGCGCGCGGGGAACTTCGTGCTGACCTTCCCGGTGGCGGCCGGCGACGAGTGCCTGATCGTCTTCGCCGAGCGGGCGATCGACAACTGGTGGCATGCCGGCGGCGTGCAGGAGCCGAGCGAGTTCCGCCTGCACGACCTGTCAGACGCGTTCGCGATCCTGGGGTTCACATCGAAGCCGCGCACGCTAAACCCGCCGCCGGCGGGCGACGCCAGTGAACTGCGCACGCTCGACGGCACGACGGTGATCCGCCTGAAGGCCGGCGCGGTCGAACTGGGGGCTGACGCGGTCGCGCTGATCCCTTTGCTCGATGGCGTCGTGCACGGCCGCGGCGTCGACCCCTTCACCGGGGCCCCGTATTACGCCCTCGGCAACACGTCCTCTATCGTGGCGGCGAAGAAATGAGAACGCGATGCCGATAGTTGGCCAGGGCCCGGTTCTTGGCGCGGCGCTGAAAGCGGCGGTGGATGCGGTCACCGCGTCGGCGGTAGCGTCGCAGCAGCCGGTCAATCGTGACGCCATGTTCAACGCGATGGGCGAGGCCATCGTCGCGTTCCTGCTCGCGAACGGAGACGTTGCAGTGCTGACGGGCCCAGGCGCTCCCGGGACGGGACACCTACTCTAATGCTCGTCGTCCCCTTCACGTCCGATTACGACCAGCGCTTCATCACGCAACTGGGCGACGACAAGTTCGCGCTAGACGCGCGCTGGAACGAGCGCGGGCAGGCGTGGTCGTTCGACCTTACCCGCGACTCCGACGGCGAGGTGCTGCTGGCCGGCGCGCCGCTGCTCATCGGGCAGGACCTACTGGCGCCCTACGCGCTCGGGATCGGTGGCCTGCTGGCGACGGACCTCGACAGGAAGGACAGCGACGCGGGGCCCGAAGACCTCGGCACGCGCGTGATCGTCGCCTACCTGACCCCGGACGAGCTCGCCGCCATCAAGGCAGTCCTTGGGCCGGAGGGCGCCAGCATCGTGGCGAGCGGCGCGGTGCCACCGCCGCCGAGCTCGCCGAGCATCCCGGCTGGGTCTCCCGGCGGCCCCGGGCTGCCGCCCGCCGGGACCACGATCGTCAACACGACGGTCAACAACCTGAACCTGTCGGGCGCTGGATTCGGGCAAACGGTCGACCTGAGCGACGACACCGGCGACGAGGTCCTCATCTTCCGCGACATCGGTCTGGCGAGCCTGAACGCAACCATGGCGCTGGTGGCCGGCATCCTGGCGAGCGGCACCGGCACGGTGCGCATATACACGGGCGGCATCTTCGAGACGTTCCCATTTACCGGCACGCCAAGCGGCACGCTGCGGGATTCGGCTGCCGTCAGCGGCGCCGGCGAGAACACCTACGACCTCGACGCCACGTTCGCGAACCCGGGCGGTCTGGTGCCGATCAAGATCACAATGCAGTCGGCGGCGCCGGCGACGCTGGTCGGCGTGAGCATCATCCGCGGGAGCATGGGCTGATGGCGACGCCGCGGGTAAGACGTCTCGATCAGAACAACGATCTGACCTTCGGCAAGGGGAGCGCAAACTACGCCAGCGGCTCGGAGTCGACCGAGCAGCGCCTGCTGTGCTTCCTGCGGCTGATTCTAGGCGAGTGGTTTCTCGACACGGACCGCGGCATTCCGTGGATCCAGGCCGAGGACAGCGACGTCAAGCCGATCCTGGGCGCGAACGGGCCGCGCGACTTGGGCTACGCCGAGGCGCTGGTGAAGGCGGGCATTCTTGGGATCGAGGGCGTTGCGTCTCTAACATCCTTCCAGATGGCCTTTGATACCGCCACGCGCGCGCTCTCGATCAACGCCGTCATTCTCGACGATGACGGCGAGCCGATCGTGTTGCAGCAGTTCGACCCGCTGGGTGGTGGCTGATGGCTGGTCCGACGATCGACGGGACCGGGTTCCACCTGCACGAGTTCAACAGCGTCACGGGCCTGCAGGGCTGGCTGGACGACATCGTCGACCGGTTCAAGTCCCGGTACGGCGACGACATCAACGTCGACCCGGAATCACCCGACGGCCAGTTTCTCGGCGACCTGGCCGAGATGCTCAACGACGCCGAGCAGCGCGAGCTGACGAACTACCTTCAGAATTCGCCGTCTGGTGCCGTGGGCGCGGCGCTATCGCGGATCGTCCAGCTCAACGGCATCACCAGGAAGTCGGCCCAGGTTTCTACGGTGACGGTCACGCTGGGCGGAACGCCCACGACAGTCATCCCGATCGGGTCGCTGTTCGACAACCCCGACGACCCCGACCTGCCGCCGTTCGAGACCGCGGCCGAGTACATCATCGGCGGCGGCGGCACCGTGAGCGGGCAGGGACTCTGCACCGAGGCCGGCCCGTTCAACGTCGGTGCCGGCAAGCTCACGCGACCGCTGACCGTGATCTCGGGCTGGGACACCGTCACGAACCCGGCCGCCGCGTCGCCTGGGCGGCTGGTGGAGCCGGACCCGATCCTGAAGGTACGGCGCGCGGACTCGGTCGCGATGCCGTCGCAGTCGATGCTCGACGGCCTGCGGGCCGCGCTGGCCAATATCGACGGCGTCGATGACGTGGTCGTGTACGAGAACACCACGAACTCGGTGAACGCCAAGGGCGATCCCCCTCACAGCATCCACGTCATCATCGACGGTGGCCTGGACGCCGACATCGCCAACGCGATTTGGGTCAAGGCGTCGATGGGGGCCACGAAGGTCGGCGCGGTGTCGGATGTCGTCGTCGACTCGCAGGGCAACGATCAGGAGATGCGCTGGGACGTTCCCGCCGACGTGGACGTCTACATCACCGTGCACCTGAATCGAACGCCGACGTCGTTCGAGGAGGACTCGATCAAGGCGGCGCTGGTCGCGTTCGGCGAGGAGACCTCCCGCATCGGGAGAAACGTGCCGTGGCTCGACCTCGCCTCGCCGATCAACGACCTCGAGATCACGGGCGGCCCCGGCTTGCCGAGTGTCACGTCGCTCGCGCTGGATGATGCCGCGTCGCCGACGCTGCAACAGGATCTCGTCGTCGCGTTCAACGCGCGCCCGCGCTACGACGCCGCGCGCGTGCTGGTGGTGTCGCCGTGAGCATCGACCCCGAAAGCGGCGAGACGCTACCCGACGACGCAACGGCGCCGTTCCCGAATCCGTGCGAGACGCCGATCGACATCGACGCGCAGGCGCAGAGCCGCGTGCTGATGCAGTACCGCGAGTCAACGAAGCTGCGCGGGACCATCACGGACGTTGCGGAGTTGTTCCAGGCGTTGGAAGACGTCGGCTGTCAGATCTCCACGCTGCGTGACATCGCCACCGCCACGGGCGTGAACCTGGACGACATCGGCGAACTGGTCGGCGTGTCGCGCGTGCTGTCGAGCGGGACGTCGCTGAGTGACGCCAACTATCGCCTGTTGATCGCGCAGCGGATCCTGAGGAACAGCTCGATCGGGAGCGGGCCGGAGTTCGTTGCGGCGCTCGAGTACGTCTTCGGCGCAACGCCGTTCCTGTTCCAGGACCTCGGCCACATGGCCGCGCGCCTGTCGATCGCGACCGGCGCGCCGCCTTCAGCGGACCAGCTCGCGATCCTGAACAGCGAGGTGATGCCGAGGGCGATGGCGGTCGGCATCACGCGGATCTGGTACGACCCCGCCAACTATTTCGGGTTCAGTGACGATGTGAATGCCGACGGGTTTGGCGAGATCGGCGACCCACCGCCGCCAGGTGGAAAGCTCGCAGAACTGTTCGGCTGAGGAGACACCATGGCACGCGCAACAAAACCACCGAAGCGAAACTCCTGGGCGAACGCCGCCGCGGGAAGCCCCGACATCGAAGAGTCAGCCCTTGTCGACACAGGGTGGACACCGGCGGGCGTCATCCCGAGCCGCGGCGAGTTCAACTTCGAACAGAATCGTTACGACGAGGCCGCCAATTACCTCATGCAGAGAGGGATCACTGACTGGGCGAGCGACGAGACCGACTACGACGTCGGTGACATCGTCCGCGGTTCCGATAACACGTTCTATCAGTTGATCGGCACGGCGACCCCCGGCACGGCGCCGACGGCCGACACGGGCAACTGGTATGCGTGCCTGCGTCCGCCGCACGCGCTGCTGACCGAAACGGAAGCGGACCTTATCCAGTTGCCGTTTCGTAACGCGAATGGGTTCATGATCAGCGGGAAGGATCATCGCGGGTTCGACGCCGGTCGCATCATGAACTTCCGCGAGAACTGGACCGATGGCGGCGCGGCGACAAGGACGGCGACGGCCGCGAAGGCGCATTGGTTCGGGCCCTGGAGCACGGGCATCGACAACAGCGGCGGCCTCGCCGGGACGGGGATCTCGCTTCCTGGTCCATACGATCCCGACCTGACCACTCGCCCGCGTGGCTCTCTCCTTTTAGTGAACGCCTTCGGGCAGAGCGTCAACGCCGTATCGATCGTCGAGACGTCGCGGCCGATCATCAAGATGTCACAGGCTTCGATGTGCCTCGAGTTCGCCTTCAGCCTGAACGGCGCGAGCGGTCCTCAGGGCACTTCCGGCTTCTCCGTTGGGCTTGGAGACGGCACGCTGGCCGCGAACCGTACCCTGAGCGGCCCCGCTGACGACGCGCTCGCGTACGGAGCATGGATCGAGGCATTCCCAGGGCAGGCCAACTATCTGGTTGCCAGCAAGCCGCAAGGTGGGTCGGTCACCTACGAAGACACCGGCATCGCCGTCGCCAGGGACGCCCCCCAACTGTACCGCTGTGTCGTCGTCGGAACGTCTGACTCGGACGACGGCGCCGCGCGCGTGTTCCACATCATGAACGGCCTGGAGGTTGCGAATCACGCGGTTTCACTACAAAACCGTCTGCTGTCGCCATACATCAGGACGTTCGGCAACGCGGGAGAGGTCTGTGAGATCGCCGTTGGGCCCATGCGAGCGCAGGCCCGCCTTGTGTTCGGCAACCAGTCAGTTATCTAGGGGTAGCAGTAGGAGTCCGCCGGGCAGTCCGTGTAATTCCCTGTTCCAAGCGCGTGATAGAAGCAGATGCACGCGGTTCCGTCTGGCTGTGTGCCCCGCTGGTCCTGACCGAGTGTGCACTTCGCCGTGCATGCACCACCATCGATTCTGCACGTAACGTCGGTGCCGCCCGGGCAGTACCACGCTGGGCCGCTGCCGCCCGCGCCCGATCCTCCTTGGCCACCCGTGCCGCCTGTTCCGCTCGGCAAGGCGCACGTGCCGTTTATGCAGGACTTCCCGCTCGTGCACGGGGCGTTGCAGGCTCCGCAGTGGGTGTTGCTGGTGTTGGTGTCGACGCAGGCGCTGCCGCACAACATCTGGTCGGCGACCGCGCAGCCGCAGACACCGTTGTTGCAGGTCGACGCGCCAGATGGGCAAGCGTTGCAGCCACCGCAGTGGAGGATCGTCCCGTCGCCCCCCTGCGGGACACAGGCGTTTCCCGTGCACGTGACCTGGCCGGCGGGGCACTCCCACATGCAGACGCCGTTTCCGCACACAGTCCCGCTCGGACAACCGGCGCCGCACGGCCAGCCGATCGTTCCGCCGCCGCCGCCCGTCCCGCTTGTCCCAGCCGCCGATCCGCCGCTCCCACCGGGCGCGCCAGCCATGGATCCCCCGCCCGCGCCCGCCGCGCCGGCGTCGATCTCGTCGCTCCCGCCACGGCCCGCGCCGCCACCGCCTGATCCCGCCGCGCCAGCTGCGCCACCCGCGCCCGCGTCCCCGCCATCAGGCGCCAGCATCGCCAGCGGCTCGACCTCCCCGCAGCCGGCTGCCGCTACCACCACCACCAGCACCATCAGTCTCATCGTCGTGTTCATGAGGTTCGCTCCTTGACCTTCGCTCCTTGGGTTAAGGCGGCTGGCCCGGGGAGCGCCCGGACCGCCCACGGTTCATGAGGCCGTGGGCTTGCCGCCACCTACCAGCGTGCGTCACAACCCCTGGGGCCTGTCAACCACCGCAAGGGGGTTCAGGTGCCAGGAATTGGGAACAACCCACGCTCGCGCGACAATCACCCCATGAAAATGGCTGTATTTGCATGTCTCGCCCTTTCGCTGGCCGCCTGCTCAAAGCCGGCCACGGCCCCCGTCGGCTACTTCGACCCGACCCGCATCCTGACGGATTCCACCGTGGCCAAGGCAGCCATGGAGGCAGCCGGCAAGACGGTCGCCGCGCAGCTCGGGGAGGCGCAGCGCGCCGCCAGCGAGGCCACCGCAGCCGAGAGGGCGCCGGTAGCCGCCGATGTCCTGCAGGCGAAGCGGGACCGCGCCCAGCAGCTGGCAAGGGACTACAACGAGGCGCTGAACAAGGCGCGCGCCGCAGCGGGCGCCAAGCTGGACATCAGCGTGGCGGCAGCGTGCGCAGGACTGGCCGTCAAGCGGGGCATCTCGCTGGTGATTGTCCAGCCGGGGAAGGCCCCGTACGCGGCGCCAGGGGTCGACCTCACCGGTGACGTCATCGCGGCTCTCGACGGCCCTGTTGATGAGCTCGCGCGGGCGCGCGCCGAGGTCCAGCGGTTGGAGGCGGTCGCCGGGGCACCGCCCGATGTCCGGCACGTTGCCGCCGGTAGGTCGCCGTGAAGCGGGTAGCGCTCGTCGTTCTCGGGTTCCTCGCGCTGGCGGGGACGGCGTGGGCGCTGACCGAAACCTGGCAAACCGACCAGAACACGGCTGGGAAAAAGTTCTACGGCAACCCGCTGACCGTCGCCAACGTCACCGCGCTGGAGGCTGTCACCGGTACGACGCTGTGGAAAGACGGCGCCGTCGTTCGCGTGCAGTCCGTGCAGGCCGACTGGGTCTTTCATGCGACGAGCTCCGCGACCGTCGACCACATCACGGTGGCGTCGGTGTCGGGCGCGTCGGGGTCGCGGTGGATTCGAGGGCCGCAGTCGGGGGGATACTGGTACAGCGCAGGGACGTTGTACGTCGGCGGTGCTGGGGCCAGCGACGAGAACAACTGCACGGCGGCGCTGACCCCGTGCGCAACGGCTGGAGAAATCCGCCGTCGGCTGCTCGGGGCCGCGCTTCCATCTGCCAGCGTGACGATCGACCTACAAGGCAGCCTCGGCGACACCGATCCGATCGCGGTCGATGTCCAGGCGGCGGCGCGCAGCACCGGGCTCGCGATCACGGTTCTCGGAACGCCGGCCGTCACGGCGATAGGGACGATCGCGTCAGCGACGGCGCATAGCTACTCGGGTGGCGTGGCGGCCACCATCACCGTGACGTCGTTCAACTGGGCGCCCTGGGTCGGCAAGGTCATCCGCGTCGTCGGCACCACGGGCACGACCAGCAAGATCGCGACCGTCACGCACGATCTCGGCAGCGGGACCGCGCGCATCACCGAGTCGAACATCGGGACCATTGCGTCGACCGACCTGACGACAGGGAACGTCATCGAGGGACTCACGCTGCCGAAAGCTCAGGGCGCGCGCGCGAACTTCGTCGGGACGATGAGCATCTACCTGGTCGACTTCGACCCGGCCACGGTCGGGACGAGGTTCGCGACGTCTACGGGGGCGGCGATCACCATGGTCGGCTGCACGATCAAGGGGAACTCGTCGGGTGGCTTCACCGAGCGCGGGATCGGAATCTCGATGAAAGGCGGCGCTCTCTCGACGCGATCGTTCATCGTGACGGGCGGCTCGTTCAATGCCGACAGGGCGCTTCTCTTGAACGCGACGGTAACCATTTCCAATGGAACCGTCGGGCGTAACGAGTGGCAGGATCCGATCTTCGTCGGCGCGACGACGGTGACGATCGGCGAAGGGAACTATCTCCGCTTTCATGCCCTCGGCATCTATGACCAGCCGTCCGCAGGGACGGCGATCGAGATGTTCGAGGACACATATTCGACATTCACCGACTACGTCTACGGCACCGGCAATCACGCGACGTCCCGGGTCTTCAGCATGCGCGGCAGGGATGTGGTCGCGCTGAACGCCGGGTCGTCGTCCATCGTGGCCGACAACGGGATCGTGGCGACGTTGCAGGTCGGTGGCGCCAATGTCGACATCGCGCCGGGCGCGCTTCCCTACTACCCCGACCAGTACGGGAACAGCATCGTCGGTGCGCAGAACGTCGACCTCCCCGCTCACCTGGCCGTCGTCGGGACCGACCTGACAGGGTCCCATCCCTTCACGAGCGTGACGGGGTTGCTGGAGACCGGCGGACCGACGCACCTCACCTACGGGGCGATCGCGAACGGGCAGCTTCTCCAGCGCTCGGGGACGACGGTGATCGGCGTGGCGCCGTCCAGCGGGACCGTCACCGGCGTGACCGCGACGCTGCCGCTCACGAGCAGCGGCGGGGCGGCGCCGGACATCGCGCTGCAGTTCGACAACACCACGCTGACGCTGACCGGCGGCAACGCGCTTCAGCGCGCGGCGCTCTCGGGCGGTGTGTCGTGCGCGGCTGGGAGTAACTCCTGCACCGTGCCGCTCACGGCGACACAAGTCGGGTTCGGAAGCGGCGGCGGGGAGCTGAGCGGAAGCGCGAACCTGACGTTCGGGAGCAACACGCTGACGGTGACCGGCACGACGCCGCTCGTGTTCGGTGGCGGGGCAACGGGAGTGAAGACCAGCGTCCGCGATCCGGACAACGTGGCGAACCTCGCGCAGACGATCTGGTACCCGAACAGCGCAACGAATGTTTCGCCGATCGTGTCGATCTCACCGCGCGGGACCGGCTTCACCGCCGTCCACAAGTCGGAGTTGCTGCTCTACAACACCGACGGGGTGGCCGACGGCTCGAACTACGAGCTGCTCACGCTGAGAGCCGCCGGCACCAGCGGATTCGTGATCGCGACCGGTGAAGCTGGAACGGGGACGCTTTATCCGCTGATGCTGTCGGCCGGCTGGGCGTCGGGCGGTGCGCTGAACGCGAATCAGATCCTGCTCAACACCGACGGCACGGTGACGATGTCGAGCCTGGGGACGGGACTAGTCAAGGCGACATCAGGAACGCTCGGCCTCGGCGCTGCTGGCACTGACTATCAGGCGCCGGGTGCATACATCACCTCGTTGACGACGGACGTGACCGCGTCTGGGCCGGGCGCCGCTGCGGCGACGATCGCGAACAACGCCGTCAACGACGCCAAGCTGCGGGACAGTGGCGCGCTGTCGGTCATCGGCCGCAACGTGAACACGGGAGGCGACCCGGCCGACATCTCAGCCAGCGCCGGGTCGGGGGCCGTGCTGCGCGAGAGCGGGTCTACGATCGGGTTCGGCACGGTGGCGACCGCCGGCATCGCCGACGATGCCGTCAACGACGCGAAGATTCGCGAGTTCGCCGGTCTATCCGTTCTCGGGCGCGGCTCGAACTCGACTGGCAACGGCGCTGACATCACGGCTGCCGTCGACGGCGACGTGCTCCGACGCTCGGGCACGACACTGGCGTTCGGGACCATACCTGTCGCCTCGGTCGTCGGCGCGGTGACGTCTGTCAGCGGGACCGCGACGCGCATCAGTTCGACGGGCGGCACGACGCCCGTGATCGATCTCGTAAACACCGCCGTCACGCCGAACACGTACACCTACGCGACCCTCACGGTGGACGCCGCCGGCAGGCTGACCGCAGCCTCGAACGGCGCCACGCCAGAGGTGCCGCTGACGTTCTCGACCGGGCTCACGCGCGCGACCAACACCATCACCGCGAACCTCTCGACCGGCGTCAGCGGCGGGCAGTCGGTGATCGGCGGCACCGGCAGCGCGGAGAGTCTGACGTACTCGTCGACGGTGCACGGCACGAAGGGCACCCACATCTGGGGCACGACGAGCGGGATGGTGTTCAACGAGGCGACGAACCAGTTTTTGATAGGCACTACCAGCCCCGTGAGCGGCACTGCGATGGAGGTTGTCAAAAACGTAAACGGTGGCGCCTTTCTCGTGTTCGCCAACCCGAGCGCGGGAGCGTCCGCGTATACGTCTTTCGCCCTTGGCCAGTCTACCAATTTCGCGACGGGCGCGGTGTTCGACATGTTCCTCCCTGGGTCTGACGCTACCTATGGCGTTCCCTACAGCGGGGACAGCGGCACACTGGAGTTGTCGGGAGGGTCGGGAAACCTGAACTTTTGGGTTCTGCAGGCGGCCGGCGATTTCAAATGGTACGCGGGCACGACGTTCCCGGGCCCGCCGCTGCGGATGACGCTCACGAACGCGGGCGTGCTGTCCGTTCCCGATCTGGCGGGCAGCGGCGTCGTCGAGGCGGCGGTCACAACGGGGGCGCTGACCGAGAACACCATCACCGCCGGGCGCATCACGTTCGGTCACGCGACCAGCGGCGGCCTGACGACCGATGCAACGTTCCTCTACGACACGGGCGACGACGTCGTTGAGATCGGCAGCGGAACGGCGTTGGCCTGGTACAACCTCGGCACCCTCGGGACCGGCAACTATGAGCGCGTGCGTGCGCTGTGGACCGGGAACGTCTGGAACCTCAAGAGCGAGGAGGGCGGCACGGGAACAGTGCGGCCGATGGTTATCGACGCCGACACGGCGTCACTGACGCTGGCCGGCGACGCCGGGTGGTCGCTGACCTCGACGAGCGTCGCGGTGACCGCCGAGACAGGCGGTACTGGTCACAACCTTACGATCACTGGCAACGACACCGATGGACAACTGATCGCGTCTGACTGGGAACAGATCGTCTTTCTCACCGGGGGCGCGTCCAACTCGTCTCTATCGCTGGATTTCTCTTCGCCTGGTATTCGCCTGTCCACATCACCAACGATTGCCAGCGGTGCGGCGGCTGTACTCGACGCCGCAGCGATAGGTACCAGTGTATCAATCTCAGGCACGACGACCATCGCGACCGCGGCAGGCTTCAATGCCGTTTCCGTCGAGCAACCAACATATGTCAAGAGCGGCGGAGGGTCCGTCACCGTCACGAACGCGGCGACGCTCTACGTTGCGGATGAGCCGCTGGCCGCCGTCAACGTCACGATCACAAACGGCTGGGCGATGTGGGTTGACTCGGGAATCTCACGCTTCGATGGGGACGGCACGCACGTGTTCGAGCTGCCGGCGGACGCCACAGGCAACACGTCAGCAGCGACCGGGCGCATCCCGATCAATGTCGGCGGCGCGACGAAGTACATCCGCTACTACAACGACTAGGAGACCACGATGATCAACCTGAC